GGTCATGCCATCGGATTTTTTGACGCCTTATTCGTTAGCGATTGATAATTCCGGATATGACTACCTTATTTTTAAGGATGTAAACTTCATCCGACAGGCGTACCCAGTGGCCGGAACCACTGGCGCCCCCAAGTATTACGGCATTTTTAGCCGCACAGCATTTATTCTCGGCCCCACCCCAGACGCGGCATACGACGCAGAACTGCACTACTTCCACAAGCCTACCTCCATCACCACCTCTACGGACGGCACTAGCTGGCTCGGCACCAATGCCGAATCCACGTTGCTTTATGGCTGTCTTGTTGAGGCGTACACCTACTTAAAGGGCGACCCCGACCTGATGCAGTTGTACACCCAGCGGTACATGGAAGCGCTGGCCAAGCTGGAGGAGCTGGGTGAGGGCTACAGCACAACAGACAGTTACCGCGGCGGAGAGGTAAGGAAGCCTAGAACGTGATTGATACCGCCGTTGGCAATGTATTTGTACAGACGACTTCCAACAGGGGTTTTACCCCGGAAGAGGTTGCCGAAAGATGCCTAGACAGGATCGTTTCGGTTGCTGAGGACGCCACTCCCGAAGTTCGGGCGCAGGCGCAGGCATTCAAGGAGAACATCAGGAAGCTCCTTGTTTACTACATGAAGGAAGCGATTAAAAGCGACCGAACTACTGTTTATAACGCCCTGTGCGATGCGGGGCAAAAAGACCTAGCCGAACTTATCAGGAGACTTTGATATGGCTTTTTCCGGTAATTACATGTGTACCAGTTTTAAGCAGGGACTGCTTCAGGCCCAGCACAACTTCACCGCCAGCACAGGTCACACTTTCAAGCTGGCAATGTATACCAACAGCGCGAGCTTTGATGCGTCTACTACTGACTATACCGTTACCAATGAGGTGAGCGGGACGGGTTATTCTGCTGGCGGCGGCACGCTGACCAATGTTACGCCTACCACGTCAGGAACAACAGCGTTGACTGACTTCGCTGACTTGACGTTTAGCTCGTCAACGATTACTGCTCGCGGCGCGTTGATCTACAACACGACTACTGGCGGCGGCACAGGCACGACTGACTCGGTTGTTGTTCTGGACTTTGGCTCTGACAAGTCATCCAGTGCAGGCGACTTCACCATCGTGTTCCCCACTGCTGATGCATCTAACGCTATTATCCGGATTGCTTAATCATGGCCTTGGTCGTTGCTGATCGCGTAAAAGAAACCACCACCACAACGGGCACGGGAGCAATCTCGCTCGGCGGCGCGGAGGCTAACTTTGTAGCCTTTTCGTCCGCTCTGTCGGATGGTGACACAACCTACTACGCCATCATTGATGACACCAATGAGGACTTTGAGGTTGGGCTTGGAACGTATGCCTCCGCAGGAAATACCTTGGCGAGGACTACCATTCTTTCAAGCACGAATAGCGGGTCAGTGGTCAACTTGGGGTCTGGCACCAAAGACATTTTCGTTACCTACCCTGCGACGGAGGCAGTGTTGTCCGACCGCGTTGATGGCGGATTTGCCAACAGCGTTTACACCTCGTCTCAGGTCATAAATGGAGGCACAGCATAGTGGCTAGCCAAATTCAAATACGTCGAGACACGGCGGCAAACTGGACTTCGGCCAACCCTACGCTGGCGCAAGGCGAGCTTGGCATTGAAACAGACACCTTAAATATAAAGGTGGGGGACGGTTCGACGGTATGGTCAAGCCTGTCTTATGCTATCAACCAGACAACGCTGGCAAACGCGGCCAACGCGGCGGCGACTAACGTAGCAAACACTTTTACGGCAGTGCAAACAGCGACGGCATTTCAAGAAAACCAGACTTCGGTTGCCTCGTCTGGCGGCACAACAACTCTGGACTGTTCTACAGCGGGCACGTTTTCTACAACGCTATCTGAAAACACTACCGTTGCGATTACAAACGCTCCGTCCAGTGGCACTGCATACGCGCTTACCCTAAAGGTAATACAGGATGCTAGCGCGTCTGGTTACACCCTCGCTTGGCCTGCATCTGTTGATTGGCCGGTAGGCACAGCCCCCACGCTTTCTAGCGGAGCAAATGATGTTGACATATTTGTTTTGTTTACGCATGACGGCGGGACGACGTTTTATGGCTTTGTTGCTGGACAGGACATGTCTTAATGAGCACTAGCAAGTTAGTTTCGGTTGGCGGGGATTCGGGCGTTATACCAAAAGACAAGCTCCGTAGGGGGCTTTACGCTACCGGCTCGTACAAAGTCGATTACTCAACATGGACTGAAGACTCGTTCAGCACCAAGATAACCGCCATCAATACATGGAAAAAAGACACAGGAAGCGCCATTAGCTCCGTATATTCCATGCAGTGCTATTCACCTACCGGCGTTCTGGTCACAACGGCTACTGAGTTACATACGTTTACGTTGCCCACTGCAAACGACTTAGCGTCAATACCCGCAGGCTGGCAGGCCGATAAGACCCAAGCGGAATCCAAGTTTACAAACGGAGTCGGCTTAACCCCTGAAAATGCTCATTTTGTTAGCAACGGAACCAAGGTTATATATACCGCCACTAACGGAGACATATACCTCACCACTCTTGCGACGGCGTATGACATTGACAGCACCGCAACGTCATCAGAATTGATATATGACCACTCAGAATATAGCGATTTTCTAAAGAGTCCCGCCTACTCTACATTTAACGAGGATGGAAGCAAGTTCGTCATACTTGATGATGATGGGTATTGGTGGTCTTGGGACTGTGCATCGCCGTTTGTCTTGCCCAGCCTGCTATCAACACCTTTTACTAAAGATTTTTTTGGTCCCAGCACTAGTTACAGCAATTACCGTGGCTTTTTGTCTCCAGATGGGCGACGGGCATTTTGCACCAATTTCAACACTGATCGCGTCAGGTTTAATTTTCAGCCGTTTGATGAAGGCTATGATTTTAGTAGCAATCCTTATTTAGAGGATCAAGATAATTATTTTACCTCAGACATAACAAATCCGTACTTTCTTGGATTTACATATGACGGCTTGCAGTATTTTGCAGGCAACCAAACAAACATGCGGGCGTATAGCGTCGTCGAGCCGTACAAGGCCATTTCTGCGTGGTATCCAGAAATTGATTTGGGCGATTTCGATGCAACCGGAGACTTTGTTTGGATATTGGATCGCGGCTCTTCTGATCAGGGCCAGTATTTTTATGCGCGAAAAAACGGCGTGGGTTTTGAGGGCTTCTTTACAAACGGATACACTGGTCAGACAAACGAGTATGACATGCTTGTTGTTGGGGCGTCTGGAAACCGTTTAAGAATAAACAAAACAAAATTTACCAGTTTATCTTGGACCACGGGGTCACGGGTCGATTGGGTGGCCTTTGCCGCAAGCCCCGGATTTATGGATATTCAATTCCGGACAGGAACGGCGGCAAATTCAACAAACTTTCACGCTTTGGGTTACGCACCGGACTTAATATGGTGCCCCAGTATTACTAGCTCAAACACCTATCAGTATATTCGCAACCTAAATCCGGGCGCAGGAGGAGACGCTCACAGTTGGTCCCAGATATTTAGCCAAGTTCAAAGCTATAATTCTACTTATTTTTGGAGCGAAGCAACAAAAGACGCTTATTACGTCGGGACTTCGACTAACGTCAACACAAATAACAGAAAATATTGCGATATCTTGTTTACGTTTAGTGCCCCCTACTTCGGGGAAAACGGAAACGAAGCTATTGCAGAGATTTTAACGTGGGCGGGAGACGGGACGGGGTCCAAGATTGTCGCCACCCCGTCCTCGGGAGCGCCGCCTCGCCTCGCGTTTTTTGGCGAGGGAAACGCAACGAGCAGGGCTTACGGCGGGCTGTATCGGATGCTCGGCGCAAGCTGGTGTTTTTATTCTGTTGGTTACGCTTTTAGCAATAACTACCAATGGAATTTACAAGGTCTTTACCAGACTAGTGGGGGCTTTAATTGGGGAAATGGAACTTCTAGCGCAACTGTCGGAGGGCTTTGGGATAACGGCGACGCATATAATGATGTTAATCACGTTTTATCGCTTATCATGCTTCCAGAGCCTCCCAAGGCGGATGATGAAAAATATGTAACGCGGCTAGAAACTCAGACAAGTCGTACCAATTCCTCTAATCCTTATTATGCGCGGGCGTCTGATGGCATAACGGGGAGCGACCCCTTAACAAGACAACACAACAATCAGAATGTTGCTTTTAGGATAATCAGGGAAAAAGGCACCCCGACTAACGGCTCGTATTATCACTCAAACACGATGACCAACCTTTTCACAAGGTGTGACTCGCAAGCAAATGGAACGACGATTAGCGTAGGTGAGTATAATTTCAGAACAGCCACCGTGCAGTATTTTGTGGATCAGGTCGATAATAGTTATATCTGGGAATTTAAGGCAATACCAGACGCAATAGAAACTGTTTCTTACCGTGGAGATGGAACGAGCAATAGAAATATTCCCCAGCCGCTAGGAAATGGCCCCGAAGCGATTCTTCTTACAGATGTGCAAACCTCAAATCCGCCAAGCACGGACATGCGGATGTTCTGGTATTACGGATCATTTCAAAATGGACACGCTACCGGACAAGCGTTTAGGCAAGGCGGCTCCGTAACAACATCAACCTCCCCGGACATGAAGGTCGATTTTTCTACAGGCTACATGCGCTCTTACAGTACAAGTACGACAAACTACAACGGCATTGTTTACGCAGGCGTGATTTTTAAGACAAAAGCCGGTGTTTTAAAGGTCGGGGGATATACTGGTAATGGCTCTACTCAAAATATTGCTTGTGGATTCAGCGGAAACTTGCCTAGTGCGCTTTTGATCCGTGATGCGGAAGGCAGTAACTCCACAACCATAAACTCATCTCATTACCTGTTTACAAGTGACGGGATAAAAAATTCCGGCGTTGCTGGTTACGGCGAAGCCTTGTTTACGACCCCCGGAACCCATAGTTGGACTTGTCCTTCTGGGGTTACCTCGGTTTCCGTTGTCTGCGTTGGCGGCGGTGGGGGCGGCGCTGGTGTCGCTGGCTACGGTGGCGGCGGTGGCGCACTGATGTATCGAAACAATGTCTCTGTCACGCCGGGAACAAGCTACACCGTGGTAGTTGGAGAGGGCGGGGTTGGAGAAAACTGGTCCGCAAGCCCTATAGCGGCTCCCGGCGGCGACTCGTATTTTGATAGCTCAACAAATAGGGCTGGCGGCGGCGGTAGCGGCATGGATACCGCCGGAAACCGAGGAGCCGGAGGTATTCGCACCGGAGGAGACGGCGGCGGCAATGGCGGCGATTCCGGTTTTGGCGGCAGAACAAACGGCGGCGGCGGAGCGGGCGGATATAGCGGCGATGGCGGTGACGGCGGAGATGCTTCTACTCCTAACGTGTTCGTGACAGGCGGAGACGGCGCTGGCGGCGGTGGTGGTGCTGGTGGTAGTCAGCCAATGTCAGGGTATTACAGCAACAATGCTCACGCTGGCGGCGGCGGAGTGGGCCTGTATGGAGAAGGCGATAGCGGCGTGGGCGGATTGGGCGGTAGCGCAAGCACAGCCGCGCAGGGAGGCAAGGGTGGCTCCGGAGGCGGCGACGGAACTCCGCTTGTGGTCGCCACTACACTCTACAACTCAAATAACGGGACTAGCTCAAACGGCGGATTGTATGGCGGCGGCGGCGGTGGCTCTGGAAACTCAGGCTCTGACGGCTGGGCAGGACAGCCCGGAGCGGTACGGATTGTTTGGCCGGGGAATACACGGTCCTTCCCTTCAACCAATGTGGTTCAGGACGACTCCGATCAGGGATTCCCAATCAATACAACTACAGACGGCCCTGTAACAGGCGATTGCATTGGTGCTTACTCAGGCGGATTTCAAATTAAAGAAGAGCCTAGTTTTGCACTAAACACTAGCGGAAGGCGGTATGTCTTCATTGCGTGGGCATAATTGAGAGGAATTTATGTATTTTCACCTGACTGAAAACAGAAAGATCACAGAGGCCGAGCTTCGTGATCGCCACAAGAATGTTTCACTGCCCAAGGTGTGGAAGAGTGATACGTTAAGATTTTTAGGCGTGACGGAAATCGTCAGCACAACGCCGCCAACCCCCGGAGAAAACGAAAAAGTTATTTCTGCCAATCCGGTTCTACATGACGGGGTTGCCAGAGAGGTTTGGCAGGTAGTGCCGTTATTCACGGAATACACGGATGGCGACGGAAATACCGTGACAGTTCAGGCCCAAATGGACGCAAAGAATGCGGCGGAAGCCGCAGATAAGGCGTTAGGGGCAAGAAAAGAAAGGGACGCACTGCTTGCCGAAACTGATGGTCTTGCTATTGGCGCGCTAGAGACAGGAGTCGCTTTGTCCGACGAAATGCTTGCGTATCGACAGGCTTTGAGAGACGTGCCGCAACAGGAAGGGTTCCCGTCCAGCATAACGTGGCCCACAAAGCCGTAAGGGGTTTTTAATGGCTCTTATTATTAAGGACAGGGTAAAGGAAACCACCGCCACGACAGGGACAGGCCCGCTGTCTTTGGGCGGGGCTGAGTCGAACTTTGTTGCATTTTCCTCTGTCTTGTCTGACGGTGACACCACCTACTATGGAATCGTAGACGCAGGGAACACGGCTTTTGAGGTCGGGCTTGGAACCTACACTGCAAGCGGCAACACGCTGACAAGAACCACTGTATTTGCAAGTTCAAATAGCGGCTCGGCAGTTGATTTGCAGTCTGGTAGCAAGTTTGTTTTCTGCGCCTACCCTGCGGACAAGGCTGTATTTGAGGACGCAAATGGGGCGATTGTTGTTGATGACAACGTCACCATACAAAGCGGTCTGATAGACCTCAAGAATGACGGCACGGTATCTCGGATTAGGCTTTATTGCGAAAGCGCGAATGCTCATTTTCAGACGCTGGAGGCGGCTCCTCACAGCGAAGCCGCAAGCAATACGCTGGTTCTGCCTTCCGCAGGAAGCAACCTAATCTCAGACACGGCGACTCAAACGCTGACAAACAAAACACTTACGTCCCCGAAGATAAACGACAGCACAGCGATTACGGCAACGGGTACGGAGATCAACTACCTAGATATCACTGCTCTAGGCACGTCAGAAGCATCTAAGGCCGTGACAGCGGACTCCAGCGCAAAGGTTAAGTTTATTGGCACCACCTCTGTTGCCGAAATGATTGAGAAGGTGACGATTGATACGTCCACCACAGGGACTATCAACTTTGATTTTCTGACTCAAGCGGTCCAGTTTTTCAACACCAACCAGACAGCCAACAGAACGATTAACTTTCGCGGAGACGGCTCAAACTCGCTTGACAGCATAATGGCTGTGGGTGAAAGCATGACTGCCGCAGTGTTGATGACGCAGGGCGGTACGCCGTATTACCTAAACACATATCAAGTAGACGGGTCCGCCGTTACCCCAGAATGGTCAGGAGGAACTGCGCCATCGTCAGGCAATGCATCTTCCATTGACGCCTACACGTTCACAATTATCAAAACAGCAAGCGCCACGTTTACTGTCTTGGCTAGCCAGACGCAGTACGCATAATGCCCCTTCTTTCCACGATAGGCGCGGCGTCTTCCAAGGGTTTTTCCTCTGGAAGCAGACCGCCTACAGCTAGGTTTTTGATAATTGCTGGTGGTGGGGGTGGAGAAAGCGCGGCCCCTAATAGCACGGCTAATGGTGGCGGCGGCGCTGGAGGTCAGCGCGAGTTTGAGGATTTTGCGCTCACGCTTGGCACTACATACACCGTCACGGTGGGCGGCGGTGGTAGCGCAGGGGCTAACGGGTCTTCTTCTTCAGCTTTTAGTTATCCCACAACGGGTGGTGGAGCAGGAAGAGGCGGAACGGGTTTATCTGGCGGTTCTGGCGGCGGTGGCGGCGGTGCGCTTGGAGGGGGCGATCCCGGCGGCTCAGGAAATGCTGGCGGCTATAGCCCCGTGGAGGGGTATGCTGGCGGCGCAGGAAACGGCGGTAGCGCTTCAGGATGTGGCGGCGGTGGTGGTGGTGCAGGCCAACAAGGATTCCCCGGAACCGTTGAATCAGGCACAAGCAGAGGCATTGCCGGTCCCGGAGGACAGGGGCGAAATAGCGACATAACCGGCTCATTCGTAAGAAGAGGTGGCGGTGGCGGTGGCGGTGGTTCTTTTGCTGGCTACAACGCATCAGGCGGCGCTGGTGGCGGCGGTTACGGCGGCTATCCTCTTTTTAATGCGGCTAGCGGTCAATCACAAACCGGAAGTGGTGGTGGCGGTGGTGGCCCAGACGGGGTTAACGGAAGCTCAGGAGGCTCGGGCGGTAGCGGAGTAGTCATTATAAGGAGCACTGTACAAGCCACTGCAACCACAGGGTCTCCCAGTGAGACAACGGTTTCTGGGGATTACCTTTACACGTTTTCTGGCTCTGGGAGCATTACGTTCTGATGGCGCATTTTGCTGAATTAGACTCAAACAGTGTAGTGCTGAGAGTTGTGGTTGTAGCCAACGAGGAGCTTCTTGATGAAAATGGCGACGAGCAAGAATCGCTCGGGGTTGCCTTTTGTGAGGAGCTTTTTGGTGGCGGGACGTGGGTCCAGACTAGCTACAACGGCAACATACGCCGCGTTTATGCGCCTGTCGGGGCTTTATACAGGACTGATGTAGACGCTTTTCAGACTGCACAGCCTTTCCCATCTTGGGTCTTTAATGACACGCTGTGGGAGTTTGAGGCTCCTGTTCCGATGCCCGCTGGAGACGGTCCTTATCGATGGGACGAGGAGACAACTAGCTGGCAGTTGATCGGCGGATAGCACAGTGGACCCGTTGAGCTTGGTGGCAATGGCTTCGACCACCTTCAAGGGATTGCAGGTGCTGGTTAGTAAGGGTGCCGAAATAGAGCATGTGGCGCAGAAGCTGGGCCATTGGTACACGCTGGTATCTGACATCCATCAGGCCGAGCGCGAAGCGGAAAATCCGCCTCTCTTCAAGAAAATGTTTGACGGCTCTTCTGTCGAGGAGCAGGCGTTAAATGCTGTTATTGCCAAGAAGAAAATAGAAGAGCAGAACAGGCAGATCCGCGAACTGATCATGTACGCATACGGCGAAGAAACCTATCGCGAAATGCTACAGATGCGTAAGGACATCAGGGCCA